TAGATTGGGGACAGCTTGACGAGCATATAAAACCAAGTGTTAATCCTTTTAAGGTGGGATCAATTGGAGGTAGCACACATGACATGGGAACACCTGGAATAAACTGGGATACTAGCGGTTATACTAGTGGTAATTATTATCAAGGCGACAACGTAACTGATGATGCCAGTAATACTCCATGGCAATTTGCTAGTGAACAGTTTGGGGACGGTAGTGGACCTAATCTTGCACAAGAAGGAATGACAACTGTAGGATATGAAGGTAGCCCGGCTATTTATCCATTTTTTAGTGACTTATCTCAAAATAGAGCTGGTAATGTGACTGACGAAGCTAGAGGACAAGGTAGCTTATTAACTAAAAACTTTGGGTCTTTACCAAGAGGAATTACAAACAGAGCTAATGTGAGAGACGCTTTTAGTACTTATGTTAATAGAAACACAATGAGTCCTGGAGAACTATTTAGTTGGGATAGATCAGCGGCTAGACCTGGTACAAGTTTTGGATTTAGTGATCAATTTAAAACTCAATACCCAGAGATGTTAGCAGGAGGTCAATACGGATCTTCTGGTCCTGACACTTATGACTTAGATAATAACATGTTTAGAAACGCACTTAGTTCTTCTAAATTTACAGGTAATACTAGCGGTATGACAAATAGATTGGGTAATGCTTTACGTGCAGAGGTAGATAATCCAGTAGATTTAATGACTAAGATGGTAAATGACGGAAACATGTCTAGACAGCAAGCACAGCAATATTTAGCCGCTTTAAGAGCCAACACGTATAGTGGACGAATTGAATAAGATGTCAAAAAAGAAGTTTAAAGATACTACCGTTGGGCAGTTGTTATTTGGTGCAGCTTCTGTTATTAATCCTACATTAGGAAATATATTACAAGGAGTTACATCACCTAAAGACGCTATAGCAGCAATTACTAAATCTGATGTTTCTTTAGATGATAAAATTAAATTACAACAATTAATATACGAACAACAGAATAAAGAAATAGAGTCTATTACTTCAAGATGGAAGGCGGATTCTATGTCGGATTCATGGATGTCTAAAAACGTACGTCCATTAGTTTTAGTATGGTGTATTGTTGTATTTTCTTTTGCAGGTATACTTGATAGTGTAGAAAGCATACCATTTCATATAAATAGTACATGGAATGATACTTTCGAGAAGGTCATGATGGCCGTCGTCTTAGCCTATTTTGGTGGACGCACGACAGAAAAGGCGACAAGTATGTTTAAAAAGTAAAAATGCTTAAAAATAAGTGATTATATTTAAGTATAATTAAATTAAATTAAATAAAATGAAAAAAATACTTTTAAGTATAACTATGCTTGTTACTATAGTTATACAAAGTCAAACATTAGAAGAAAATCTTCCAGGGATATATTCTAGTACTAAAAACTTTGAACAGAAAACTCATATAGTTATCCTATATGATAAAGAAGCTCATTATTATGGAGAAGAAAATTGGACAATTTTTAGTCTCAATTTAAAAGAAGGTCATTTTAAACGACAAGCTATAATTGAAATTACTCCAAAATTTATAAAAACACGTTTATCATTTAAACCTCATGTAAATTATGAGGATATAATAACTTATAGTTTACAAGGAACAACTATGTATGCTAAATTTGAAGGATATGGTACTGAAATATATCGCTTCGAGAAATATAAAATAATTAAAAATTAAATCAAATAAAATGAAAGAAGAAACTAAAAAAATTACAGAAGAAGAACTAACTAATATTTATAATGTACAGAATGCATTAAATCAAGCAGTTAGTCAAATTGGGATGTTAGAAACTGAAAAACACGCGGTATTACACCAAGTGGCGGGATTAAATCAAGATCAAGAAAAAATTAAAAAAGAATTAGAAGATAAGTATGGTTCTATTAATATTGATTTAAAAGATGGGTCTTACACGGTAATAGAAGACGAAGTAGTAGAAGAAAAATAAAATGAATAATGTAATACGTAAGATCAGTATAGGTGCTGATTATAAAAATGACGCCATGCATTATTCTGTAGGACAACAAGTTTACGGAGGGCATGAAATATCTCATATATTATATAATGAAGAAGATAGATCTTACAATATTCATATAAAGAAAAACAATGAGGTATTACCTTGGAAGAAATTTAATTCTCACATGGCAATATCTATTGAATATGATTTAGAATACTAATGAAAAGTTTATATGATTTTATTATTAAACCTTTAGGAGAAAGATATAATAATAAAAAACAAATTGGAGATACCGAATTAATTTTAAACAATAAAATTGAAACTTGGAAATTTATAAATAAATTTGCAACTGTAGTAGAAGTTCCATTAAATATTAAAACACCTATAAAAGTAGGTGATATATTAGCCGTTCATCATAATATATTTAGAAGATTTTATGATATAAGAGGAAATGCTAAAAATAGTAGAAGTTATTTTAAAGATAATCTATATTTTGCCTCTTTAGATCAGGTATATCTTTATAAAAGAAAAGATAAATGGATGTCATTTGAAGATAGATGTTTTGTAAAACCTATTAAAAATGAAAACTCTCTAACTAAAGATAAAGAAGTTTATTGTACTGGTATACTAAAAATAGGTAACGATCGTTTAGAAGCACTTAAAATCAACCCAGGAGACAAGGTAGGGTTTAAACCCTTAAGAGAATGGGAGTTTTATATTGATGAGGAACGATTATATTGTATGAAATCAAATGATATTATTATAAAGTATGAACACAAAGGAAACGAAGAAGAATATAATCCAAGCTGGGCGCGTAGCAGTTAAAGAGTTAATTAAAGTTGCTAAAGAACCCATTATAGATTTTGGACCTGACATTTCCGCAGATAGATTAAAAAATGCTGCAGCTACAAAAAAATTAGCTATATTTGATGCTTTTGAAATATTAAATAGAATAGAAGAAGAAAAGAATCTATTAGAAGATAAACCTAAAGTAGAAGAAAAAAAAGAAAAATCTTTTAAAGGGTTTGCAGAAGGGAGATCTAAATAATGTATAAGCAAGAATTATATAAAATTTTACCTAACTATGTTAAGACTAAAGTTCTTCAAAGAAATAATAGGTATAAAAAATGGGAGTATGGTTATAACGAGGAACACGATTTCGTAGTAATCAGTAAATCTGGAATGATTGGAGATGTATATGAAATACAAGGTTTAAAAATAGCACTCCCTAAAATGCCTAAAGAAATAAAAAAATTTGAAACAGGAAGATGGACGAGAACTCCATTACCTAAAGTTTTAAGTAAAATTAAAAGCGTATTTGAATGGGATAAATATCCTGAAGATTTTAAAGAAAAATGGTACGATTTTATTGATGCGGAGTTTATTAAACGTGAAGAAGGTTTTTGGTTTTATAATCAAAGTAAACCTATTTACTTAACAGGTACTCATTATATGTACCTACAATGGAGTAAGATTGATGTTGGACCACCAGATTTTAGAGAAGCTAATAGATTATTCTTTATATTTTGGGAAGCATGTAAGGCCGATGATAGGTGTTATGGAATGTGTTATTTAAAAAATAGACGTTCTGGATTCTCTTTTATGGCCTCAGGTGAGGTTGTTAATCTAGCTACTATCTCAAGTGATTCACGATATGGAATATTATCTAAAACTGGACCAGATGCTAAAACTATGTTTACTGACAAGGTTGTACCTATATCAGTAAATTATCCCTTCTTTTTTAAACCTATTCAAGATGGTATGGATAGACCTAAAACAGAATTAGCGTATAGAGTACCAGCTTCTAAATTTACTAGAAGAAAGATTATAACAGGCGAAGTAGCCGCTGAATTACAAGGATTAGATACTACTATAGACTGGAAAAATACCGGAGATAATAGTTATGATGGTGAAAAATTAAAATTACTAGTTCATGATGAAAGTGGTAAATGGGAGAGGCCTAACAATATTTTAAATAATTGGAGGGTTACTAAAACTTGTTTACGATTAGGATCTAGAATTATTGGTAAATGCATGATGGGAAGTACTTCAAACGCGTTAGATAAAGGTGGTAATAATTTTAAAAAATTATATGAAAGCTCAGATGTTACAAAAAGAAACGCCAACGGACAGACTCGCTCAGGATTATATAGTTTGTTCATACCTATGGAATGGAACTACGAAGGATACATTAATGCTTATGGCATACCTGTATTCGAAACACCCAAAAGTCCAGATGAAGATCCCCATGGACAAAAAATTAGAATTGGAGTTTTAGATTATTGGAAAAATGAAGTAGATGGTTTAAGTGATGATCAAGATGCTTTAAACGAATTTTATAGACAGTTTCCAAGAACTACTAAACATGCTTTTAGAGATGAATCGAAAAACTCTTTATTTAATTTAACTAAAATATATCAACAAATTGATTGGAATGCTGATATTAAACATAGTCACGTTATTACTCAAGGTTCGTTCCAATGGACAGGAGGAATAAAAGATACAGAAGTAATATTTGTGCCAAATAAAAGTGGTAGATTCTTTGTTTCTTGGGTTCCACCTCAAAGATTACAAAATAATGTAATAAAAAAATTAGGTAAAAAATATCCAGGTAATGAAAATTTAGGTGCGTTTGGTTGTGATAGTTATGATATTTCTGGGACAGTTGACGGAAGAGGATCCAATGGTTCTTTACATGGATTAACAAAGTTTAGTATGGAAGATATGCCACCTAATCATTTCTTCTTAGAATATATTGCTAGACCCCAAACAGCAGAGATGTTTTTTGATGATGTATTAATGTCTTGTATATTTTATGGAA